TACCACAGGTCGGGCAAAGCTGGCTGTGGCTCCGTTTCGAAAACGACAACATCAGTAGCCCGTGTGATGGCAAGGCTTGCTTTAACCCTAGACCTGCGATTAGGACTGCTGCCACCAGTTACACCACCGCATTTTTCAGAGCCGTATATGATGAGCCATGGGCCTCCAGCACCGCCTTGGTCAGTCCATAGCATCTTGCCTTCAGAAGCAGGGCTGACACCAAAGGTGTCTGTATCGCTTCCGGTATACTCAGGCAAGACCGTCATCTCCGGTGGATTTCCGTTGGGGTCTCCGGTAAATCCTTCCGCTGCCTCGATAGTGGCAATCACGTCGTTTGCAATTCCTGACGGTCCGGTAGCGCCGTAAAACCAGTCCATAATAGAGACGTAGTCCTGCTCCACCTCCCACGTGTGGTCGAAGTCGAGGGTACGCTTATCGCACGAACCCGTTCCGTCGCCTCGGCCCTGACGGGTAAGGCTGAACGTAAGACGGATGCGGCTCCCTGCGGGTACAGGATTGAGGACACTAGAAGTTTTGTCGTTGAACTTGTATACGAGTACAGGGTAATCGCCGGGGTCGCCAACTCCGTTCTCCGTCCTTTGGTCTGCGCCACCGTTTGTTCCTGCCGACTGCTCTCCGGGGGCGGTGTTTGCCTCCGGAGGAGCCGAGTAAGAGAAGTCCGGGTTCATCTTCATATACGTACCCGCAATAGCTGGAATAGGCTCGAGAGGGTCGCTGTTATCCAGCTCACCCACACCGTATGCCTTCTTCTCTAGAACCTCAGCGTAAGTACATGACGTAACCGCACCAGAGGTGTCGCTCTTCACAACGTATCTGTCCCCCTTCTCTACCTTGGCTGCGTTCTCACCTTCGAGCAAGAAGTAAACATCAATTACATCAGGCTGAGGGTCACCCGGGTCGGGCAGCGCAGGCCACACAAAGTTCTGGTTGGTGTAGATGGTTTCGTAATTCTCACTGTCGGGCTTGATGACAAACTTGTATCGAGAAGCCCAAGCCGGAGCCAGCATAAGAGACGGTATCGTAACCCGTATCTGGTTCTGGAAAATGGAGTCGCCACACTCTAGCTCGACCTTATTATTGGGCGCAACAAGGGCCGTACTAGACCGGCCATACTCGTCCATGTATACGATGCCAATCTCATAGACGCGGTTGCTGTGGAGACTCTTAGCAGAGAACGTGGGCTGTGTGTCTACTGCCTCGGCGTCCAATGGCGTTTGAAGCAATGTCGCATTGAACCCAAGCTTGACGTTAAGCCCGTTCAGGTTGCGCATATCGTACCCCTCGAGGTAGTTGCCATAGACAATCCTGTTGCCCATCAAGGTCTGAGCCTTAGCCAACCTAGGAACGTTGTCGTACAGCCGCAGTATCTCACTCTCCGGGAGGATGGTGAAAATCTTTTGCTTGCTGAACTGGATGGTGTAGTCAGAGTTGTCCGTCAAAGCGGAGTCTGCCTTGTCTACCTTCTCAATGACACGGATGATATTGTCATCCATCTCCTTGAACAAGATGTCGATACCCTTCACCAAAGAGTCCCCAGTACGCACCGTAACGTCGCACACCTGCACGGAGTTGACCATGCCCTCGTTGAGGTACGACTCAGTGGTAAAGGCAAACGGTTCGCTCTCAAATACAGGAGCACTGAACATAGACGTTGCTGAGTACTCGTTGTTGGCATACTCCCACCGGTAACCAAAGCACAACAGCCTGTCCTCCATATAGTCTTCCCTAGAGACCACCGCAACAGGTGCTACCACAGGGGCTTCTAAAGGAGGGCGCTTGATAACGAGGATGTCGTTGCCTAAAACACCACTATCCTGAAAAGCCACGGGCTCAGGATAAGCCGTGCCTACATTGATTCGGCGCGGAGGGTTGAAGTCGTCAGTAAAGAACAGCAGCCCGTCAACCAAGTCGATACCCGTAATCAGATACTGCGGGTCGAAGTTCAGCGTGGTATTGCTATTCGTAGGGTCGGAAGCGTCCTCGATACTGACCACATGGTACGTCAGTAGGTCGCTACGCATATTGTACGAAACGATGAGGTCGAGCTTTCCCGTACCACCTTCAGTAAACGCAGGGTCGTGAACGAACCAGTACATGGTCTCGTTGGCACCATCGCTATATGCCCCAAGGCAAGTGGCGGTGGGGCTGAGTGCAGTTCCCGTAGGTGGGTATACCAAATTGGTAAGGCGTGTATTGCCCTTGGTGTTCTCTACCGCTCCAATCTCAGAGTCCTCGGTGGAACCCATCCGAATATTACGGGCATCGATATACTCTCCGTTGGGGACAAGGCGCTCGTCGACGCTCTTGTTCATACGCCCCTTGATGAAGTTCCTTACCAGATTCGCCATTACTTAATCCACTTGTCTCGACCACGCATGTTCATCAGCAAACGACCGGGATGGATATTGCTGACGCGAAGCTTTGCGTTGCGCAGGAGCGCGTTCTTCTTCTTCCTCGCCCGACCCACGATGTACTCTTGTACACCCAACTTAGCGTCAAGGATAGCGTACTGGATGTATGCGTACACATACTCCTCGAAGAGCTTGTTTACGCTAATCTCAGCGTTGTTGCCGCCCTCCATACCATCGCTGACATACTCAAGGATACACAACTCGTCAGCCATATGACTGCTGAAGTTGATGACGCCACCCTTCTTGTTGATGCTGAAAGTAGGATTGGCATTGGCCGTCTCCGTGTTCAGGCCATAGCGGGCACCGATGTTGTAATCGAAATACCAAGAACCATCGCAGCAATACCCGAGCTGACCGTCGAACTGATTGTTTCCGTTGAGGTAGATACTAGGCTTGGTTCCAGTAATACGGTCGAAGTCGATGGTAGAATCCTGAGGGCGTAGCGTAGCCCCCGTCTCGTCAAACAAGATTCGACAGTTGTTGTCTTGCAGATAAGCCGAACTCCAATTCGTCTGGATGTTCTCCGTTAGCGGACGCAAGACACCGTTCTGATACAGAGAGATGCGAACCCAATTGACATAGTCGGGAGGCAGAACAAAGCGCAAGCTGTCACAAACGCTGAGCTCAAGAACCTTAATCTCTTTCAAGGAATCGTAGTTCAACTCTTGGATAGCACGCTTGGCATGGAACAGAATCTTGTACCGCTCCTCGTTATTAACAAGGGAGTGGTTGCCGTTGTACATCAACAGGAAGTTGTTGACGATGTCCTGCAACGAAACGTATTGGTAGCTGCCCCAGTTTGCGTCTTCAGGTGCAGCACCGCCGTTCTCGTAGTACTGGTAGTCTGTGATATATGCCATTACTGTTCGTTCTGGATTTCTTCAGCGTTAGCGTACTGGAATATGTCGCCCTCTCGAATGCTCATGCCAGCCATCTGCAATATCTTATATACCAACCGGGTCTCATCATCGATAGGAACCTCAAAGTCTTGGTAGTCAGTAGACGACTGATTGAATACAGGCTCTCCGTTAGCCAGTGTGATATACGTCCACTTCGGGTCCAAAGGATACCGTACATATTGGCACACCACATCGCCTTGAGCGTAAGTAGTGCCGGTAGGGTATAGCGTAATGACCTGACCGGCAGCGGGATTGTCGATGGTATAGGCAGGGTACTGAGCCGACGGAGCCGTGAGGTTTGAGTTGGCCAGCATGGTAATGCGGCTATGCGTAACCGGCTCCGCCTCAGCGTTTAAGACCAAGACCTTGTTGAGCAAGTAGTAGTCGTCACTAGTGGTAGCGATGCTCGGAGTAAAGAACCGGTTGCCAGATTCAAAGTCCAAAGGCTTAGAAACGGAGAAGACATCGATATCCTCATTGAGCCCCTTGGTCATATTCGCGTAGTCCGTGCCAGACATGCGGGCGTTCTCTGCGTTGATGGCCTTATTGAGCTCGTTAAAATAGTTCTCAAAAATCTCTAGCTGAGCCTGCTTGGCAAAGAGATTGAAGTCGGATGGGGACACGTAACCGTAGTTGTTCTTGTTTAGAATCGACAATACGGTTTGACGGACTGAATCAATCATTCTCTAAAGATAATCATCTCAATACTAGCACGTGACCAGTACGCTCAACCCACTGATTGCTATAGATATTTCTAGCCACAAAGTGATAGACATACACGTCGTCACGAACATAAGCCTTGTCGAAACCACCGTCCCATCTCTCGCTGAAGTCTTTCGAAACCCATACCAAATCTCCCCACCTAGAATACACCCTGATGTACACGTTGTCCCAGCAGTCGTTGGGAGCCTCAATAAACCAAGTGTCGTTGACACCGTCGTTGTCTGGCGTAAAGGCGTTAGGGGCGTATATGGGGCACTCGATAACTTCTAGGCATTCCTGCCCCGTCTCACAGTCTACCTTTACGATTATGGTGTCTAAGAGCGTAACATAGACCGTGTCCCAAAACACCACGGAAATAGGTGGCAACTCGATATAGGTGGTATCGTACTCTACTAAAAGAATCGTATCGGGAGGGAGCTCCACAAACGTGGTGTCGTACTCCACCAAAAGAATCGTATCGGGCGGCAACTCAATGTATAGCGTGTCGTACTCTACTATCACAACGGTATCCGCTGGCAGCTCGATATACACCGTGTCCACGACAACCTCAGGTAGCGGCTCACCGCATGGGCCCACCACAATCCAATTGTCTAGAAACTCCTCGTCTTCATAAAAGCCACAGCAATCAGGTGTGACGCCGCCACCAAGACCACCCACCTCCGCCCAACCGCCTTCATCGGAATACATAGTCGGGCCATAGCTAATCTGCCATATCACAACCTGAATGCTGTACCCCTCACTAGCCCAGTAGTCGATGACGTTAGAAAGCTCACAACTAGCAAAGCCGGAGAACTCACCGTCCACACAATCATTCTGATATGAATTGAATACAGGGAACGAGACCGTATCCCCCGTATAGTACGGGGGGTCTATGGAGTCGTCATACAGGTTCGTCCAATTACCTCCCAGCTCAGTAGTAGTGGAAGAGAATATCCATCCGGGATGGTTGTTTGTGCCCGAGATAGAGAATTCAAACGGGAAGTCCCACCCGATATTCATGGCATTACAGTCCTCGTCTACAGCTTGGAATCCGAATTGAATTTCGGACACCCCATCGGGACCGCCCGTGCCGCCGCAACCATTGGTATTGTGAAACGCCACCGTAACCAACCCATTCACGGAGTTGAAGTCAAGGAGCTCAAGGTCGCACTGGGCGTAAGAGGATAAAGGGAAGTAGAGTAGTAGGAGCCAACGCTTCATATCCTAAGGTCCAAAAAAA